ACACTAGCATTAACTATACGGGTAGCTTCTTCGGATGAAGATAGGGCAACAGACTCGGAGACGCTATCGGCAAAGGCAGTTATACCACCCCAGCCACCAGCCCCCCAAGCGCCGTCGCCCCATGCTTTAGCCATGTTACGTCAGTGAGCAAGAGTACGAAACCGCAATAGTGTCGCCTGAAACAACTGCTTTAGGACTGCTGAAGTCACCGGCAGAAAACAAAGTTCCTGTAGTGTTATCAATTGTTGCAGAGCCGCCAATGTTAATGAAACATCCTGCCACAGTGCCAGTCGATGTGATCGAGAAACTGGAAGCTGAAGATGTTGATTTTGTGCAAGTTGTGCCGGACACAAAAGCTGCAGCACTGAATACTGGGGTTTTGCGGTTGCCAGAGTACGTAGGGGCGTTAGCTAGACCAACTTCTAACCATGATGCGTGCGATGCTTGTGTATCGGCAACCACGGCTGTGCCCGTACCTTTAAGACCCATAACCACTGCGCCCGCGGCTGAGTTACCAAGAATTGTATCCAGCGTTAGGTTTTTGCCCACGGTTGTGACCAAGTTCTCAATGGCGTCTTCCCACTTCATGTTGCCATCTTTGTCGTAACAAACGGCATAGTAGCGGCCTTCGATGGTCGCTGTGTCAGAGGGGGTTGTGTTGTAGCTGCAAGATGCTTCACAGTTATCTGCGGCTGAGATTTTATCAATGGTCATGATGACTCCCTAATTAGAACTACGAATAAGAGCCGCCGTAGCGGTGTTGGCTGGCATGGTGATTGTGAACGTACCAGTAGATGTCTTGTCAGACCCAAAGTCCAGAACAGCTATGGATTTGTTACCCTGTGTGACGTTGTAAATTAGCGCGCATCTTGCGGTAATTGAGCCTGTCCATGCAATATTAGGGAAGCCCACATAAGCTGTGTACCCAGAAGTGCTGACTGTGATTGGAGTTAGTTGTGCCCCACCAGCAACGTAAGTGCCTGTGTTGGCAACTTCATTGGTCGTGCTGTATACCGTTGTGTCTTCATTCAAATCCGCGCTGGCTGTGTACAAGGCAATCTTTATAACGTCAGTCGTCAGGTCATGAATACCTTGATACAACTGCGCCTTAAAACTGGTGGTTTGGGTTTGGATAATTGACATATCAAGTTACCCGCTGACGGAACTGACCAGAACGGTAAGCGTCTTGACGCTCCATACCATCACCCAGACGTTTAGCCAAAGCCAAAGCTTCCATGAACTTGCCGTTGTACAACTGCATCATGTCGGCCTCACCCTTCATGTAGGTGTAAGCCTCAACCAAAGAGCCGTACAAAAGCACAGAGTCAAAGTTATCACCCAACCATGTTTGGCCATCTGCGGCCGTTGTGATGGACTCGGGGTAGTAGTAATAGTGCAACTCTACGCTGTACGATGTATCTGGCGTGGGGCCAAGAATAAAAGACAACTCGTCTGAAATAGTACTGCCCGATACAGCGGGGCCAAACAGCGCGTAGTATTTTGGAATAGCTGTGTCTGTAGGTTGCGGGTACGCTTGACGGATAAAGTTAACGTCTTTGTTAAGCAAATACTCGTAGTTGCCACTGGCGTCGATGACTGCCATGGAGTACACCGCTAAGAAATCCAACGGGCACTGCAAGTACTTGTTGTTTACCGTGGTCACACCTGTCACGTTCTTACGGATAGACGGGAACTGAACCGAGTTGTAAATACGCTGCTCAGCCTGCGTAACGAACACGGGAATATTAGCCACGAAATCTGCTTCCGTGTTCTCCGTGTACGCTTGGATCGCGTTGCTGAGTGCGGTGTAATTCATGCCATCGGGCCTCTGGCTGTGATGCCTTTGGTTGCCGCGCCGTTACCACGGGTGACGATACCGGATGTCTTAGTGGTCTCGTTACCAGCAGCCTTGCTGATGTTGCCAATAGACATATTAACGGTGTCAGCTTTACTGCGGTTGGGGGGAGTGCCGGGGTTTGTAGATGCAACAACAGGCTTACCACTCATGGTGTGGGGCTTGGCGTATGCAGAAGCAGATAGATTGTTAATCTTAGCCATGTTATTTCCCCTGATTCTTAACTTTAGCCATGCCGCGACCATACTGCATCATCATCTCATTGGTCTTACCGCCCTTGGCAAGCTTTGTAGGCGTTTTGCCGGGGTGCATGTTTTTCTCGTGCTTGCCGACAGCAGACTTAATCATCTTTTTGTCTTGGGCTAAATCTTTCTTGTCCATACTAGACTCCTATGTAACTGTTACTGTAACTGTACCAACAAACGTCGTTGCCACCAAGTAGTTTGGCGTCAGCGCAACATCAAAATTACTCGACCCACCTACCGGTGCCCAACCCCACTGAACATCCCGCGAACCACCAGTCAAACTACCAATACTGTTTACGCCTGCGGTAACGTACGTTGTGTCCTTGCGCGGGTTACGCACTGCCTGCGGATCATCCACTGGGTACATACCCAATTGCAACTGCGGCTGATCGGGATCCCAACACGTATCACACACCATCAAATTGTAAAGCTTTGTCTTGATAACTTCTTGTCTCAAAGCCGTTAGTTTGTACTGTTGGCCACACCTATCGCACATGGCAATACTGTTTTTACCAGAAGCAAAACGATTGCCCATTTACGTACCGCTACCAATAAACATTTGCCTCGGTACAAAACGAACCGAAGCTTTCTCACGATCTTCATCAGCGGCCAACTGCCAAGCTTCATCGTACTGTTGTTTCAAAACAGGCAGGCGCTCAGCGCCGCCTTCAATCTTAAGAGCCAAGTAATAGGCTAAACCTGCCACCATACAGGGCAGGAAACGGAATGGCACATCCATCGTGCGTACACCCCCGCCAGCATCATCAATACGGCGCATGCGCCAGTAAACAAACTGATACGTTACGCTGTTGTCTGGGGTTGGCCAGAGGGTCACAGAGGGTAGATTCTGCGTGTACACAGCTACGCCTGTCGAGTGTGCTGCGGCAGTTGTACCGTTCTGCCCACGGAAGCAGTTAGTAAGCACGTTGCCAGAGATGTAGCCGTACTGGATAGTCTCAGACTCAATCAACAAGAACCCTGTGGCGGGAAGCCCCGCGGCATTAGTTAGCGTAATTGTTGTATCTGTGGCCGTGATCCCGCCGTTAAGCGTGGTGCCAATAGAAGAAGTCTGTCCATCCAAACGCTGATACCACACCTGAATCGGGCGGGCTTGTTGCAGTTTGTTGGGAATTGTGGCGTACGTAGAAACACTGATACGTGTGATGGTTAGGTCAGCTTGTGTAGATGCGCTACCCGCGCCCGTACGAATCACATGCTCAAGTAGATCCACTGTATCTACGGGTAGTGCGTAGGTGTTCAGACCCGGAGTCAGGTTGATTGTCCCCTGCTCAAACGTCCACATGTTGACACCGCGGTTTGCCCAATCAGCAAACATCAAGTTCAATGAACGACGTGCTGTACGTAAGTCGTAGCCCGTGCGCAATTCCGAACCGGCGCGTTCAAACGCTTCCTCAACCAACTCAGTAAGGTCAAGGTTAAACGCTGCGGTTCCTGAAGTTGTCATCTAAAGCCTGCCGTTTTCTTTGCAATCGTTTTAGGTTGTGCTACGAATTGTTTGCCGGCGGCTTTTCCGGCTCGCTTGGCTTTGGTCGTCGCAGCGTACTCAGCAGGGCTGAGACTTTTGATCGCAGCGCTTGGAAGGTATCTTTCACCCGTGTCAGAAGATTTTTTACCACTTTTGGTTCTCCATTTTTGGTCGCCCCAATCCTTCAATGATTTTTGAGGAGCTTTCAATCTCGGTAACCCCCGCCTGCCGCCTTGTACTTTTTGGCAACAAGCTGAGCTTTACGCGCTGACCACTGACCTGCACCAGTACCCTGCGTGGCGGCTGACTTTACTTGAGACACAATCTTCTTGCGAAGACTTGGCTTTGTGTAATTGCCAGCCGCATTCACCTTCCCACCCTCTTTGGCTTTTGTCACAGGCTCCATACCAATCGGTTTTCCGGTTTCAGAAAACTTCATGTACTTTGCCTTGACCTTCCCACCCTCTTTGTACTGGGTAAAGTCAGTGTTGTCCCGCCGGGCTTTCTTGACGCCCTTGGGCATTTTAGAGGGGGCGATGTCCCCCATACCGCGGCTGGCCATCATGGTTTAGCAGGCTTTGCCGCCCATTTTCATGGCAACCATCTTGCCTTTGGTTTTGCCTTTTTCAGCAATACCATCACGGCTAGGGGCTGCAGTCTTAACTTTGCCCATTGCCATACCGCCACCAGCCATTTTGCCAGCGCCTTTTTTCTTAGCCATCATTGCCATGAAGCCGGGATTCATTTTGGAAGCCATAGTATCACCACCTTTTGAAAATTTGCGGCCCTTGTCCGCAGTTGTAAAATCCTTGCCCACAGACTGTGGGACTCCTACTTTCTTAGCAAACGATGGGTTGTTAGCCACCGCCGCCATGAAATTATGTTGTTTTTTGCTGGTGCTAGGCATGTCAAACCTTAATGATCCAGCCTTTGCCGAATATAAAACCAACAACCACCAAACCAATCCAAATCAAAGCCTTTTCTACAACGGTCTTCCCAACCATTTTGTAGAACTCGCCAGACATCTCTTCGATGGCCATCTTTGCCGCTTTACGGGCAATAGCTTCTTCGCGGTCAGTCAGTTCAATTTCGTTCATATCAGCATTTCCAAGCCCGAAGGCTCTTGTTGATGCGTGAGTTCGGGTCTTTGGCCGTCTTCTCGCTGGTCAGCTTCTTCTTCATGCCTTCCATACGGGCGCAAAAAGAGTCGCGGCGTTTGCCGCCCTCTGGTTGAGGTGCTTTCAATCCGGGTTTCCCGGGATTGGCCTTGTTGTACGAGGCCCGTCCCTTGGCATTCAAGCCACCCTTTTCGGATTTGCCCTCTTTGCGAGTCCATGCTGGAGACTTAGCCATAGTAAATATTGGCAGAAATTAGATTGGACATGCTCAAGTAGATACCGTTTTTAACAAGTATCCCTTCGCCGGGAATCAGCGCAAAATTACCAAACCCGTCACCGGCACCAATATCGTAACTAGCAAGCCACAAAGGTGCGTATGCCGCCACTGTTCCGGCGGCAATAGTTCCAGAGTTAATGTCTGTAACCGTAAAAGTGTTTGCGCCGGTACGTGTGATTGTGTAGTTGCCGTTTGTACCAGAGGTTCCGCTTGCTGTTGCAAACGTAAGGCCAACTAAGTCTCCTGTAACCAGTCCGTGTGCACTCTTGGTAACAATAATAAGGGTAGCTGCCCTCTCGTATGTAGCGGCTACAGGGGCTGTAGTGGTGTCAAAAATGTCCAGTGTTCCAGCCGTGGCTGTACCAACCATAGAAACAGCTTTGAGCCTGTTACGCCCTAAAACAACAAAACCAGAGTTGTTAAGGTGCCCCGATTTAACGTCTGTTTGCATCATAATCAATCTCCTTTAAAAACGGGGCCGAAGCCCCTAAGATCAATTAAGCTGCAACAGCGCCGTTCAACGCAACAATATCCCAGCCAGCAGATGTGTACACCAGCATGCAGCTATCGCCAACAGCGGTAAATGTGATGGTTGAGAAACCAATCTTAGTTGTGGGTGTCAACACAGCAGAGCCGCCATCAACAGCGTGACTGATAATCTTGATTTCACCAAGAGTGCCGTTAGCCAAAGTCAAAGCTTGCGCCGCGCCTGTGGTGGTCAAATTAGTGAAAGCGTTAGTAATGTCAACTGCGCCAGCACCAGACAAAGACTGTGTGCCCAGAACTACGTCGGAACCAAAAGAAGAGTTAACTGTAACAGCGCCAGAAGCTGAACTGATAGAGATGGATTGAAAGCCATTCTCGGAACGAACTGGGCCGTTAAACGTGGTATTTGCCATGATTTTTTCCTTACATGCAAGTTAGGCGTATCAATCTGCATGTCGTCAGCCGGGACTGTTTGATACACCGGAAGGCCCGGATTAAAAGCAATATACACCAAAAGAAAAAGGGGCACAAGGCCCCTTTTAAAATATTTCCGAAGAAATATTAGGTTGAACCGGGGGAGCCAAAGACGCCCAATGGATCAGAGAAGCCGAAGCTGTAACGCTCACGAGCCTTGTAACGAACGTTACCTGTATCAAAGTCACCGTCCATGCCAGTAGTCAAGGCCATACGCTCAAAGTGCTTCAGGCCGTTAGGAACGTCTGTGCACAAGAACCAAGCATTGGTGTCTGTCAGGTAGTGGTTAATTGTGTAACCTTCAGGGATTGAACCGTTGTTCTTCAACGCGTTGATGTCGTTGTCAGCGGTACCAACACGGAGGTTAGTCTCAAGCAAACGAGTAGCAACGAACTGAAGTGCTGGAGGCACAACCAATTTTCTAGGTTTAGCAGCAATCAACAGGCCACGCTCATCAGTCCAAGCGGCGATCTGAATCACAGCGTTTTCCAACGATGTTTCATTCAAGTCAGAGTTGGTTGAAGGACGGTTACTGTTGGTACCACCAGAGATCAGGGGGTGCGCTGTAGAGAACAGAGCAACACCGTCGCCGCCAGCATAAACACCGCCTGTGAAGCCGTTGTTTAAGACAGATGCAGCTTTAACCTGCTTGGTGTAAGCCATAGCACGAGCCAGACCCTTGGTGTAGCGAGCAGACAAGCTGTCGTACAAGTTATCTTCAACCGCTTCTTCAGTGATTGAGAAACCCAAGGCAATGGTTTCGTGGTTGTAGCGAGCCGTGAACGCTTCCTGCGCATTGTCATAAGCAATGGCAGAACCCTCGTTCTTGACTGGAGCAGCAGAGAAGCCAGACAGTTTTGTCTCTTCTTCAAAGCTACGCTCAGATTTCTCTGTTTCGTAGATTTCTTTGTGCTCTTCGCCGTAGGTGGCGTACTGCAAGCCAAACAAAGCGTTTAGGCCGGGGAGCAGTTCTTTAAGTAGTTGTGCGCGTGAAATAGCCATGGTTTATGCTCCTTATACGCCAGTTGCGTTGTTGTACTGATGCATAGTCGCATTGATCTTGACAATAACTTCAGGGAAGTTATCAGCAGCAGTGGCGGTGTCCCGCACTACGTCAATGATACGAATAGGCAAAGTATTGGTTGTGGCAGTGCTGTCCAGAATAGCTACGGCAGAGTTACCTGACGTGGTGCTACCTGCGTTCTGTACCAACGTGGCGTTATTTCCGATGGCGGAAATGCCAACACCAGTAATAACAGTTGTGCCAGACACAACAGCAACTTGGAACAACGTATCAGGATCATCAGCGACCACAGCAAAAATCTGCGTGCCAGACTTGATAGCCTGACTTGCTGGATAAAACTGCTGTTGCTGGACTTGACCAGTTGAACTGTTAGTAAAACTTACGCCTAAGAAAATACCGACAGGCGTGGCAGTTGTTGTGCCAGTGTCCTTTTCGATAGTGCCGTCAGACACGCGTTTTACCAAGTCACCATAGAAAATGTTAGTAGCGTAGCCACTAGCAATTTGCATCAAACGGGTTGAACCCGCAAATACCTGTCCACCTATTAGGTTTACAGGCTTTAGACCGTAAGGGGCCGAGACTGTAGGATAAGCCATAAAGACTCCTGTTTATTTAGAACCAGAACCAAACCCTGTTCCGCGACTTGTTGTTGACTTGCGGTCAGCAAACAAGGGCATCCGAGGGTCACTATTTCGCATGAAATGATTGTCAACTGAATCCATCTGGTTTTGAGCTTGCTTTTTGTAATACTCATCACGGGCTTCAACGCGTTCCTTGGGGGCTTTGCAAAGCATCAGTCCACCAATTTCCACATTGCCGTTTGCGTTGTTACCAAACAAGGCCAATTCTGGATGATCCACTGCTTTCACCGGCTCATAACCATCGCGCATCTGTAAAGACACGTTGTTGGCTAATGGCTGACCTAGCACATGAGTCGCTACCCAGCGAAATATGTAATCTGGATCAGGTGTCGGATCGGGCAAGTTGCTCGGTGGTACGTATACCGTACGAGCAGATTTATCGCGTGACTTACTGTCACGATTTGAGCGGTCAATAGTTTCAGCCATTTCAGTTCTCCAACTTTGCTACTTGAACAGCGTATTGCTGTGGGGTTAAACCAAATTTTTTAGCTAACGCTACTTGCGTTTGAGTTAGCTTAATTTTTCCTGCACTCGTAGAACGAGATACAGAGGCAACCACTGTCGTAGGTCGTTTTTGAACCTCACCAGACCTTGGCTTGTCATTCCCCCGACCAAATAGATCAGGAAACGTTGACTTCATGCGACCATCAATTTGGTCGAAATATTCAGCAGAGCGAGGATCCACTCCGTTTGTGACTAGTTTTTGGTGCAGCCCTAGTGCGTAGCTGGTGTATTCTTCAAACCCTTGTTGCCCGAACCACTGGTTTTTTGCCTGCCAGCGCAGAGTTTTTTCGTCGGGCTCAACCTTGGGAGGTTGGGCTTGTTGTGTTTGTACCTCAAAATTATCTTCCTGTAAAGGGGTTGGTCGATAATTTCTTGTTTGTTCAACACGAACTTTTGCATCCATCAAAGCTTCATGCGCTTCAACAATGGCATCGTTGTCAAAAGACTCCTGTGCCATCTTAAGTCTGTGGCGTGCCACAGCTAGATCAGTCTCAGCTTTTTCTTTAGCGCTGTGAATGATGGCTTCTTGTCCTGTGTAGACGTTTTGTTTGAGACGTTTGTTCTCGTCAATCAACTGTTGTGTAAGACGCTCAAGCTCTTGCTTCTCGCGCATTGTGGCTTCTTTGACACGGCGCTCGTCGTGACGAGCGTGGGTCAACTCTTTAATACGCCCTTTGACTTTGTCGGAGTAAGACTCAATTTCGTCATCGGTTGGATCAAGCACTTCACGGTCTAAGGGCTTGCGGCCCCTGTCACGCTCGGGCGTGTCGTCTTCAATTTCAATTTCTATTTCGCCTTCGCCTTCGATTTCAAACTCAACTTTGTCTGTCATCTTGTCTTCAGCTTCGTCGGGGAACTTGTACGGTTCAGCCATATTCTTCCTTTCAAGCGCGGGTCAGGCCGCGAGGGTCTTGCACAACAGCATCAACTTGGTCGTCGTTGATGAGACGGAACTCCTTACCAAAGATTTTGAATCTTGTGCCGGAGTAAGTACGTACTAACACGAAGTCGCCTTCTTTACACCATGCTCCGTTGGGAAACTTGGCGGTGTCGTTGTACGCATCGGGGCCAACTTTCAAAACAAACAACACAGTGGTTGCTGTTTCTTCTTGGCGCATACCTTCAATGGGCCGGACTAAGTCCAGACTTGTACCATCCACTTTTTCAGAGATGTCGGGCACAGCGCAAAGAATCTTCCAACCTGTTGGGATGGGAAGTTGCGTGGCCTTCTGCTCGTCAGTAGCTTCAGGAGCATCCAGAGGCTGGATGGGTTCAGGCAGTGCAAAAGCACCGGGGGAGAGATCGAGATCACTCATTGGATTCTTCAACTTTCTGTGCAAGGTCAATTAGATAACGCTCTGCGAGGGCTAGACCCTGAATAATCCCGCAAAGTTTTTGGTACTCTTCAAAAGTACGGCACGAACCGCCCGCCAAGTCATCAGCGTAGTTGTTCATGTCAGTGCGTATTTTTTCACGTAATACGCGTACGAAGTCCTGAATCATGATTTAGGTTCACGTTGGTTGCTACTGTTTTGCAGCGCTGTAGTACGCGCTTGTAAATCCATCTGGGCTTTACTCTTTGCGATGTCAGCGCCCATCTGGATGCCGGCACGTTCTTGCTCGTACTGCTGTTTAGCTTGGGACTCTTTGATTTGTGCGCCTACACGTAAGGCGTCGAGTTCCAACTTGCCGCTGACTTCTTGCTCTTTCAAAGCTTGTTGATCGGCCTTGGCTGCAGCGTCCATCATGATTTTCTGTTTCTTCAGTTCCAACTCTTGTTGCTTGAGTTGGAGTTCCTGCATCTGTAACTGCAAGACTGGGTCTTGTGCTTGCTGCTGCGCTTGCTGCTGCGCAGCTTGCGCTTGGTTCTGCATCAACACCTGCTGCGCCGCTTGAGCCATCATGCCGGACAACGCAATCTCGATCTGCGGTGGCAACTTCTCGTCTTCGGGAGGCAGTGGCATACCTAGTTGCTGCTCGATCTGCTGGCGCATTTTGTAACCAACGTGCTCTGCAATGTGTGCGGTGATCGCACCCATGATCTTGGGAGCCTGTGGGTTCTGACCAATGAACTGCTGGATCATCGGGTCTTGCATCAGCATCATGTGCACCTGAATATGCGAGGCGTGATCTTGGTGCAAGAACGCTTTAAGCGGTGTGCCTTTAAGCGCGTTCTGGTTCTCCTGCACGGGATCGGTTGGCTTCTGGTCGTCCTCAATCGGCACAAGCTTCTCAGCGTTCTTGATACCCAAGACGTTCAACATACCGCGGTGAAGTTCTGGCAAGTTGTAAATGTCTGGAGCCATCTGCGCCATCTGAATTACAGCTTGGTACTGGATCACGCGCTGGCTCATGGTGGCCGCATTGGGATCTGACACGGGGATGATGTCCACCAAGTCGTAGTCAGCTTTCTTGGCTTTGCGGTTGCCGTACTCAGGCGTGTACTTGTAGTCTGGGTCGGTGTAGTCGCGGATGATGTTCTTCAAGAGCTTGAACTCTTGCTTCAAGGCGAAGTGCACACGAGCCTGCACCGCAGTCATCACCTTGAGTTGTCTCTCTAGCAAAGCCAACGTGGTTCCCACAGGAGCCTGCGCAGACATGTCACTGACCTTCATGTCAGCAGTCGCGGCAAAGCGGCGGCCTTCATCAACGATGGTCTGCATCAAATTAAACAGCGTCTGGCTTGGCTCCTTGTACGGTAGCGGCAAAATGTTGTCACGGATCGTGCCGGAACCTACGTCTACATCACGGAACTCTCCGGGTGCAATTGGTGTGTCGTCACCTTTGATGCGAAGGCCACGGGTTTTAAGTCCACCGGGCAAGTTGCTGAGCGTTCCTGCATCGACAAGCTGGCGCATGAGGGATGTAGCGGATTTAGCAAAGCCTCCGATAAGATGGAAAAGCCCGAAGCCGTAAGCTCCAAAACCTGGGATGTACTGGTAATGAACAAAATGCTGGCGCTTGAGTCTGAGGTCATCTTCTTCCTTCCAGTTGCGGCGGATTGACAGGATGTCGTTGGAGCCTTTAATCAACGTGACAACATACGGCAACATGATGCCGGTCTCTTCATCCGAGTCGTCTTTGTCCTCGTAACCCTCAAGGTTTAAATCAACGTGGCACTCATAGAGGGTGTAGCGGTCGTCGTTCAAATCGCTAAAGCCAGTCTCTTTGTCCTTGGCTTTCTGAATGTCTGTTAACTCTTTGGGTGCGTCAGTCAGGTCGATGTCAATGTAAAAGCCTGCTTGCTGAAGCTTGATGATCTCGTTCTTGGTCTTGCGCATGACGTGCGTGATGCGATAGCAAGTATCCAAATCCGTTGTACCGTACGGCAGATACATATCTTCCGCAGGAATGAACATGGAAACCTGACGTCCCAAATTGGGATCATAGTAGACCTTCTTAAACGCAGAGCCTGTGGCCGGCAGTGACCAGAGCATGCGCTCATGTTCAGCGCGGTACTCTGTCATAACGTCCGTCAACTCGTGGTTCATGTCCTCTTCGATGTTGGCCGCGATCTCTTTCATCTCGGGCGTGTCTTTGCCCAGAATCTTAGCGCGCACAGGGCCCTTGGCAGGGAACGTCTCAGTGATCGTCTCAGCTTGGAAGCGCACAACGGCTTCTGTAATCATGGGGTGGAACACACCGCATGCGCCGTTCCAAGGTTCCGTGCGTTCTTCAATCTGTAAGCCCAAAAGCTTTAGACCATCAACGTACGTCTTCTCCCAATCCTTGCGGCCATTCTTGTCATTGTCAATGTCAGACACCAAGTCACTGGCCAGCGACTGCAAAGCGCCGCTACTTATGTACTCAGCCAAGTTATCGTCAAAGCCCTCTTCATCGTCGCCCTCTCCGGGCCTGATGGTGATCTCCATCCCGTCCATGCCAATGGTGACTTCTTCGGGATCAACGATTTCGATCTCAAGAGGAGATTCCTGTTCACCCAGCGCGTCAATGCCCATAGGTTGTTGGTACAGTGCTTTGTCGATGTTCGTAGCCATGTGTGTTCCTAGTAGTATTCGTGTCTTCTGCGGCGAAAGATTTCAAGGTCATCTTTCTCATCCGTGTCTAAAGCAATAAAGCCGCCTTGCCTAAAGCGTAGCAGCGCCTGTGTTGTCGTGTCCACGTAGTCGTCGTGCTCCCCAACTGGGAACGCGGCCATCTCTTCGATCACTTCCCGTGCCCAGCGTGTGTCGGGTGCCCAGACTTTACCACTGCTGAATAAATCCGCAACCGCATTCACGCGCACCATCTTGTCGTTGCCGCGTGATGGGCTGAACTCTTGGACTGGGATCCCTAACGCCCTGAGTTCCTGAATCAGTGGTGCGCCAGCCGCCTTTTTCTCCACAATGAACGCGTCAGGTTCCCACTCCTTGTACTGCTTGAGCGCAACGACCTTGAGTTCGGGAAAAGCCATCCGGTCTTTAAGAGCGTCGAGCAAAATAACTTGAGGCGCGTCATTTTCTTCCTCGTTGTAGAAGATGCCCCACGTTGTGCAGGCGGAGTAGTCAGAGTTGTTCTTGGTTTCAAAGGCCGTGTCCCAAGACTGGATGATGTACTCGCACTTTGGCGGCTCATCAGGTTCCCAGATACGCCACATCTTACGGCTCACGATGGCCGAGTTCTCCGATGTTGGCTGCTGCATGTACTGCGCGTTCCAATACCGTGGGTCGATACTGGCCTTGGTGGATTTGAGCGCTTCGAGCGACCACTGCTCTGGCCAGAGAGACTTCTCGTCCTCTTCGCCGTCGTTCAGGATGGCCGGCAGTTCTACGATCTCCCAAGGGATGGCCTCTGGGTTCTTGGTCTGGTAGTCAATCAGGCGCCCAGTCAAGTCTAGGAGCGACCAGCGGGTCATGACGATGATAATCCCACCGCCCGGCATAAGACGTTGCAAGGGGCCCGTCTGGAACCAAGACCAAGCCGTATCAAAGGCAAGTCTACTGTTGGACTTTACGTCCTGCTCCGAGTGAGGGTCATCAATAACGAACAGGTCAGCACCACGACCAGCAAGAGCACCGCCGACACCAGCAGCATAGTACTGACCGCCAGCGCTTGTAGACCACTTGCCGGCTGCTTTTTGATCGTCTGCCACCATGGTGCTTGGAAAGACTTCACGGTACTCCTCCGAATCAATCAAGTTACGAATGCGACGCCCAAAGTCTTCAGACAGACCCGCAGTGTGCGTGCCCATGATGATCTTCTTCTCAGGGTATTTACCTAGGAAGTATGCGGGGAACAAATAAGACGAGAACTCAGACTTACCCATACGTGGCGCGATGTTGATAATCACGCGCTTCTTTCTACCCTCAACCACGTCTGTAAATATCTTGGCCAGCTTCTTGTGGTGGGGGCCAACTTTGAATCCGGGGTATACCGCAGTGGCAAACCCTAGCATGTTGGTGCTGGCAGCTTTTAGGCTGGCGCGTTTCTCTCGAAGTTCCAAGTCTTCAAAGAGTTCCATCTTTTCCTGCACGGACATAAACGGCAAAGCCTTCTGCATGGCCTCAAGCTCAATCTTACTCAGCGTTGTAAAGTCGTCACGCTTCATCTAGCTTGTCTTCCGTAACGTCGATCACATCAATCACGCCCATGAACCTGTTGAGCTTTTCTTTGATCCGAGTCTCCAGTTCCGTATCCGACAACTCAGTCTTCTTGACTTCGATCTTCTCAGTGAATAGCCCAACTTCTGTGACCTTGCCCAGCAGACCCAGCGCTTTAAGGCGGATGTTGGCGTTGGGGTGTTCGGTTTCCTCTACCAACTTGGCCACTGTGTAGCCCCTGATCTCTTTGGCTTGCTGTACAAATTCCCAGTCATAGGCAGACAGCATCCCAACTAAGCGCTGCACAGCTTCTGGCGTTTTGATATTTGCCAGAGAGGTATGCGTCATTTCCGCAGGCTTGGCGGTAACGATGTTCGTGAAAGCAGTACGTGCAGCTTGGCTTTGGTGCTCATTGACCAAAGTATCTGTGTCTATGGCCCCTAGCTCTTTGAGCCAGTCAACCGTTTTGGCCATGCCGTCTACTGCGTCCGACGGATCTGTCTTCTCCATGGGGACGAAATTACCCGGGTGAGCGCTCACCTCGGGTTCGAAATTGATTAAGTGATCTAACATTCTGCGCATAAGCCCTTGAACCTGCGATGTAGATAATGTACACTTAAATTGAGTGGGTGCGCAAGATCGTTTTGGCCTTTGGCCAAACTCATCGAGTTCGCTTGCTTTCTCCTTGATGGTTTTCGTTGCCATCTTTGCCTCACCGGTTGACGCTGGTGGGGCTTTTTTTCGTCTGTACAGAGGAGAGTCTAACGTTAGACATGGGTATTTCCAAATTTTTATAAAATTTATGGGGGGTGCCTTTTTAGAACTAAGTTATTACAAAGTTTGTTGTGCGGTTATGGAACAGTGTTCGTATGTGGCAGGCAGGGGTATGTCCAAATTGGGGT